TGCAAGAATTTCAATTGATTCCATTACTGGATTGGACACTCTCTATCTTTCAAATGTTCAGGGAGAAAAGGGAGCATCTAAGACATTCCAAGTTGGTGCAGCGGTTAGTTACTACAATGATTCTGGAACTATCGTATCTCTCGCAAGCACAACAATCACTGATAGAACATCGGAAGGAAGTGGACTTAATTCTGGAAATTATCTGAGAGTAAATCATTTTGATCATGGAATGTATTCTTCAACAAACAAAGTGATTGTCTCTGGAGTTGAACCGAATGTACCAGCAACTATACTGTCTTCGGATTTGACAATAGATCAGACAGCAACTATTAGTGTTGCAAACACTTCTAATTTTACAACTTTTGAGGGTCAAACGGTATCTCCTGGTTCTTATCTTGGATATGTAAAAATCGGTGATGAAATTATCTCTTACAATGATGTTGGTAATGGAACTCTTACGATAGCATCAAGATCTGTTGAGGGAATTGTACAACCACATTCCGCTGGGTCTTTAGTTTCTAAGTATGAATTAAATGGTGTATCTCTTAGAAGAATTAATGGAATTACACATGATGTGAGTTCATTAGGTAATGATATTGATCAATATCATATTGCTATTGATATGTCAACCAATGGATCTGATAGATCTAATGATGGTGACACCTCTGGAGCATCACAATTATCATTCAATTCTGAAGCGTCTCTTGGAGGAGAAAATTGCAAGGCAACAGAAAATATTCAATTTAATGAAATTGTTCCAAATTATGATATCCTTACACCAGGATCTACAACATCTGTAACTGCTTCAGTAAGAACAACAACTGGAAGAAGTGTAAATGGAAGTGAAACTCCTTTCGTTGACAATGGATTTGAGAGTGTAGAAATCAATGAGGTTAACAGACTCAATTCGGTAAGACTTGTAGCTTCTAATATCAATGAAACAACAAAACTTACAACTTTACCAAGAAATAAATCATTCACAACTGGCATTACTCTAAATTCTTCAGATCCTAATCTTTCTCCAATAATTTATACCGATACCGCATTTACAGAATTTAGATTAAATAGATTAAATAATCCAATTTCTGATTATACTGCGGATAATAGAGTTAATTCACTGTTATTTGATCCACACGCAGCAGTTTATGTATCAAATACCGTAAATCTTGCTCAACCAGCAACTTCACTAAAGGTAATACTTGCTGCATACAGACACGAATCTGCAGATTTTAGAGTTCTCTATAATTTAATCAGAGCAGATTCTAGTGAAGTTACTCAAGAGTTTGAATTGTTCCCAGGATATGACAACTTAACCATTGGTGCTGATGGAACAATCACTCCAGTCGATTCTTCTAAGAATAGTGGAAGACCCGATACATTTATTCCTGCAAGTTTGGAGAATCAATATCTTGAGTATGAATTTACTGCGGATAATTTAGATCTTTTTACTGGATATACCATCAAAATTGTAATGTCTGGAACAGATCAATCTCATGCTCCAAGAATTAAAGATCTTAGAACCATAGCATTGAGATGATACGAGTTGAGGGACATAAAAATCTTTATAGAGATGAAAAAAGTGGTGCCATAGTAAATTGTGACACCACCTCATATAATCAGTATGTAAATTCTTTAAATTATAAAGACTTACAAAAACAAGAATTGGATAGAATGAGGGAAGATATTGATGAAATTAAAGTACTTCTTAAAGAATTGCTAAATAAGAGATAATTTAATAAGAAGTTTGGTCAATATAAATATCTATAGAAGAACATATGCTCATCTGAATAATGGCAGTATTTGTATCCAATATAGTAATAGAGCAGGGTTTTGATTTTAATACTACCTTTGAGTTGGAAGACACAACAACTAATGGACCTATAAATCTAAATGGTTATGGGGTGAATTCGCAAATTAGAAAAACTTATTCAAGTTCATCATCAGTATCTTTTGCATCAACTGTAACAGACCCTGACAATGGAAAAATTCAAATATCTTTGGGATCAACAGCAACATCCTCTTTAAAATCTGGAAGATATGTGTATGACGTAAAACTCATAGATGCCTCCGGAGGTATTTTGAAGGCGGTAGAAGGTTCTGCACTGGTAAGATCGGGAGTAACCAGATAATGCCTACAATAAAAGCTAGAGTCGGTTCTCAAAATACAGTTCGCGTACTATCTAACGCAACTACTCCACCAACGAGACTTATAAATCTTGTTGATATAAACACTGATTTTAAAACACAAGATGGGATGATATTAGTTTGGGATTTACCAACCCAAACTTTTATAATGACGAGTGTTATTGACTCATCATCAACTACAATTGAGGGTATTTCATATTTTACTAATACTGAAGATTCAACACTTCCAACAAATGGAGCTTTAGTAGTTAGTGGTGGAGTAGGAATATCTGGCAATCTTAATGTAGCAGGAATTGCTACATTTGGCACAGGAACAGTCATTATTGATGGTGACAGTGATCTTGTAAAGGTTGGAACTGCAGTAACGATCAGTTCTTCCAATGGTATTGATACACCATCATTGAGAGTTGCGGGCGTTTTGTCTGCCGAAGAACTTAATATTAGTGGAATATCTACTCTCGCAAGATTGGGTGGAATAACCACGACTGGTGGTAATTTATTTGTAGGTCAAAATTTAGAAGTTGCCGGAACATCAAACTTTATAGGCACCGCAACTTTTAGGGGTGGTACTATAAATCTTGGTGATGCTGATAGTGATGATATTAATGTCACTGGAGAGTTTATATCAAGTTTAGTGCCAAATGATGATGCTTCATATGATTTAGGATCTACTACAAAAAGATGGAGAAATCTCTTCACATCTGGAATAACCACAACAAATAACTTATACGTTGTAGGTGTATCTACATTTACAGATTCGTTAAATATAACAGGATTTGTAACTGTAACTCAGGGATTATATTATGACGCTGATGATTATGATGGACCTAATGGAATAGCATACTTTGACAATACCGGAAAATTAATAAGTGCAGACAGTTCCAGTACAGAAACTTTAACAACAACAAACCTTATACTTACTACTAATGCATCTGGACTGCCTAGGTGGTCTTCGGTCATAGATGGAGGAGAATTCTAATGGCTAAACCATCAACTAGACAAGGATTGATAGATTATTGTCTTCGCAGACTTGGAGCACCAGTATTAGAAATAAACGTCGATGACGAACAAATTGACGACTTAGTAGATGATGCAATTCAGTATTTCAATGAACGTCATTTTGATGGCGTAGAAAAAATGTACTTAAAGTACAAAATAACCAGTGATGACGTTGCTAGAGGTACAGCAAAGGGCACTAATGGAGTTGGAATCGTCACAACAACAGCAGAGTCATCAATAGTGGGGAGTGCGACTACTTTTAGTTTTTACGAAAATTCAAATTATATTCAAGTACCAGATTCTGTTATAGGTATTGAAAGAATATTTAAGTTTGATACTAGTTCCATTTCTGGTGGAATGTTTAGTATTAAATATCAACTATTTCTAAATGATTTATATTATTTTAATTCTGTGGAACTTCTTCAATATGCTATGGTAAAATCTTACCTAGAGGATATTGACTTCCTATTGACAACTGATAAGCAGGTAAGATTTAATAAGAGACAGGATAGATTATATCTTGATATTGATTGGTCTTCACAAGCAGCAGATGAGTTCTTGGTTATAGAATGTTATAGAGCACTTGATCCAGCATCATTTACCCAGATTTATAATGACAGTTTTGTTAAAAAATATCTGACTGCTCTTATTAAGAGACAGTGGGGACAAAACTTAATCAAATTTAATGGAGTTAAACTTCCAGGTGGAATTGAATTGAATGGTAGACAACTTTATGAAGATGCTGAAAGAGAATTGGAAGATATTAAGCAAAGAATGACATCAGAATATGAATTACCACCTTTAGATCTTATTGGATAATTATGACACTCAATCCTTTCTTCTTACAGGGTTCTGCTGGAGAGCAATTCTTAGTTCAGGATCTAATTAATGAGCATTTAAAGATTTATGGAATAGATGTTTATTACCTTCCTAGAAAATATCTAGAAATAGATGATGTTTTAAGAGAAGTTGAGTCATCCAAGTTTGATGATAACTTTATTATTGAGGCATATTTGGACAATTATGAAGGATATGCTCCAGGAAGTGATTTGATGACAAAGTTTGGATTAAGATTGAAAAACGAAATTAAATTAATTATATCATCCGAAAGATTTGAAGAATTTATTTCTCCATTTTTATCAGGAACTAATTTTGGAATTGGTGCAGGATATATTACCAACCAAGAAGAACAACTCGTTACAAGACCAAAAGAGGGGGATTTAATATATTTCCCTCTTGGAGAAAGATTATTTGAAATTAAACATGTAGAATTAGAAAAACCATTTTACCAATTGGGAAAAACATATGTTTATGAACTATTATGCGAACTCTACGAATATGAAAATGAAGATATTGATACATCCATAGAAGAGATTGATAATACTGTTAAAGATGAGGGATATATTACTACTTTAAATCTTGAAGGCATTGGTCAGACTGCTACAGCAACGGCAACTCTTGGTGGCATTGGAATGGTTGGTCAAATTATTTTAAATGAAGATGGATATAATTATACATCAACACCAAGTGTTGCTATTACACCTCCAACAAGTGGAACTACAGCAACTGCTGTTGCCATAACAACTTCTATCGGAAGTGTTCGTTCTGTAAAATCCATAAGAATAACAAATGCAGGTTCTGGTTATACCTCATCTAATCCAC